AGCGAACGATTTGGTTATGATGTAACACCTAGATATATGCTCCAGTTGATGGGAACGGAAGCTGGTCGTGATGTGTTTCATCAAGACCTTTGGGTGCATACCGTTGAACGCCGTATTGCATATAAGCAAGAATGGGAATTTGAAACCAACTTCGTAATTCCTGATGTTCGCTTTCCAAATGAGATTGATGCCATTCGCAAGATGGGTGGTATTGTAATCCGTGTTAAACGTGGAGATGAACCTGAATGGTATCATACAGCACTTTCAGATAATAGAAGTGAATGTGAGCCAAAAGTGTCACAAATGTCAATACATTATTCATCAATCCACTATTCTGAATGGGCATGGATTGGCCAAAAGTTTGATGGTTACATTATGAATGATCATGACATAAAAGAACTGCACGAAAGTGTCAGCTTGCTATTGCAAACCTGCAAGAATTATGATAGTATTGAAAATCTCTAATGAAAGAGGAGTATATTATGAAGCTGAATGAGAATACACTTACCGTCTTGAAGAACTTTGCCTCTATCAATAGCGGCTTGGTTATCCGCAAAGGCAAGGTTCAAAGGACAATTTCGCCTGATGAGACTGTTTTGGCCGAAGCCTCACTTGAAGATGACTTCCCTGAAATCTTCGGTATCTATGAGCTTACCAATTTCCTTGGTAATGTCACTACGCTCTCCAATCCTGATATGAGCTTTAGTGATAAGAGTGTGGTTATTAAGGATGGCGACCTTGAGTTGAACTATTTCTCTTGTTCAACAAATCTAATCACATCTCCGCCTGAAGGCAAGGAGCTTGTGATGAGTGATCCTACCGCAACCTTCACTATCACCAATTCAAACCTTCAGAAGATCCTTCGACTGTCGGCTATGAATGAGCTTACGCATCTTTCTATTCTTGGTAAGAACGGCAAGATTTCACTTCGCGCCAATGAGTTGAAGAATGATACTTCAAACTCCGTCTCTATTGAGGTTGGTGAGTATGAAGGTGATGACTTCAAGGCCTCTCTGAAGGTTGACAACATCAAGGTCATTCCTGATGATTACACTGTCAACATCAAGGTTGGTCGTTTCACTCACTGGGTTAACAAGAACAACACCCTCAAGTATTTCATCGCCTTCGAAAAGGACAAGAAGTAATGTCTGGCATTGGTCACAATAAGCATTTCGTTTCGCCTGTCTCACTCTCAAACGAAGAGAAGAAGAAGCTTCGCGATTGCATCCATGCTCTGAATGATTCCATGACCCGTGTGGCTGGTGAGCGTGACTTGCAGAAGGAAGCTATCAACGAAATCTTTGATGAAATTGGAGTTGATAAGAAGCTTGTCCGTAAGATGGCTAAAGCCTATTACCTTGCCAATTATAACTCGATGGTTGAAGAAGAGAAGAACTTCCAAGACTTCTATGATGCTATCATCAAAGGTCCTTGATGAGCAATGAACGATTGGAAAGAATGAAAGAAATCATGAGGCCTATTGACAGGCAGATCATGTTGTGCGATGATAGAAACGATCTATTCTTGCTTGCTTCGGCTATGATGATAACATCCAAGAATATCTTCAAGAACTTTCTTGGTAAAGAAGGCGCTCTTGAAATTCTAGAAAAGGTCATAAAGGATCTTGATGATGAGTGATGAATTTCTTTGGGTCGAAAAGTATCGGCCCAAGACTGTATCTGACTGTATTCTTCCTGATCGTATCAAGAAGGTCTTTCAGAGTTATGTAGACAATAGTTCTATACCTAATCTAATGCTCACTGGTTCTGCTGGCGTTGGTAAAACCACGATAGCCAAAGCTATGTGTGAACAGCTAGGTATCAACTATATGTTTATCAACTCGTCAGAGGAAAGAGGCATCGGCGTTCTTCGTGGTAAGATCATGAACTATGCCTCTACTGTTTCTCTGGCAGGAGGTCGTAAGGTTATTATCCTTGATGAGGCCGATTATCTTACACCTGATATGCAGGCTGCTTTGAGAGGTGCAATCGAAGAGTTCTCCGAAAATTGTTCTTTCATCTTTACCTGTAACTTTAAGAGCCGTCTTATTGAGGCTCTACACTCCCGTTGTTCTGTCATTGACTTCAGGCTTGCACCAGATGAAAAGCCTAGAATGGCAGCACAGCTATTTACTAGACTTTCTGTCATTCTAAACAAAGAAGGTATAGAATATGATAAGCAGGTTCTTATCAAGATTGTCGAGAAGTTTTTCCCAGATTATCGCAGAACACTCAATGAGCTTCAGCGGTATTCCTCTACTGGGTCTATTGATGCTGGTACTCTGGCTCAGATTACAGACATAAGAAATGTGGCTGAGCTTGCTGGCTTCTTAAAGGCTGGTAACTTCTCTGACATGAGAAAGTGGGTTGTCACAAACTCTGATGTTGAGCCTGCAAGGATCTATCGTAAGATTTATGATAGCCTTTATGAATACTTCAAGCCTGAATCCATACCTCAGGCTGTGGTGATCCTTGCAAAGTATCAGTATCAATCCGCTTTCGTGGCTGACCATGAGGTTAATCTTGTGGCTTGTTTGACTGAAATGATGGTTGACTGTGAGTATGTCTAGAAACTGGAATAGGCCTTCTATTAAGACCTATAATAAGAAAACTTCACACTGGCATTGGAATGAAGTTTCACCAGAAAATCGTAAACATGAACAGATGGTAAAATCTTTTTTAGAGAGTAATGATGGACCTATTCAAAGACACGATACCCTCAATCCTTCAGACGAAGAAAGAGGTAATCACACAAGAAAACGAAGGGGATTATGTCCCCTTCGTCGTCAATAAAGCTTTATCTTTCCACAAAGACTGCGTTCTTTTCGCTAATGAAATGAACCTGCGACCCAATACCGATGGCCTCCTTCAATACCACTATTTGCTAAATACCATACGGGGTTACAAACGACCTTTCCAGAAATGGCAGAAAAAAGATAAGATCGAAAACATAGAGCTTCTCAAAGAGTTCTATAGCTGCTCAAATGAAAAGGCTGAGGTTTTTTTGTCACTTCTATCGGATGAACAAATGAATGAAATAAAAAGAAAATTAGATAAAGGTGGCTTGAATGGTAAATCTAGAAGAACTGGTAGAGGTAACGCTAACGGAACCTGATGACTTTTTAAAGATCAGAGAAACCCTGTCTCGCATAGGTGTGGCCTCAAAGAAAGACAAGACGTTGTACCAGTCTTGTCATATCCTCCATAAAAGAGGTAAGTATTATGTGGTACACTTCAAACAATTATTCCTTTTAGATGGTAAGAAATCAGACTTCTCGGATGAAGATAGAGGTCGATTGAATACCATCGCAAATCTTTTGGAAGAATGGAATCTTCTCAAGCTTGTAGACGCTGATAAGAGCCAAGATCCAATATCACCTCTCAGCCATATCAAGATAATTCCTTTTAAAGAAAAAGACGAATGGAACCTTGTGACTAAATATAATATAGGTAAGAAGCGCAGGGAAGACTAATGGCTCAGTTTCGCAAGGACACCAATCAGTATTTACCACAAGAAAAAACAATCTTTGAAGTTGTTATGCTGGCTGACCAGTATGGTAATGTGATTGGACCTGCGAACCCATCTGGTATGGCTGTTGATGCTTTTGGTAGAGCTAGAGTTTCTAATCCTGTCACATTATTCGATTCTTTCCATAGATACCAGGATAACGGTAAATTAAGCACGGCCAACTCAGCTATAGGCAGCACATATTCACACGATGCAAACTCATCTTCAATCTTACTAAACGTCACAACAGCAAACAATTCTTATGTCTATCGTGAATCGAATAAAGTATTTGCATATCAACCAGGCAAATCTTTACAAGTTCTTCAGACATTTGTGATGGCACCAGCGCAGACAGGCCTGCGCCAGAGATATGGCTATTTTGGAGCAGATAATGGTTTCTTCTTGGAGCAAGATGGTCATAACGTATATTTCGTAAGAAGATCGAAGTCTACAGGTACAGTTGTAGAAACTCGCGTTGCACAAGCCGACTGGAACCACGATACTTTAGATGGCTCAAATGTAGGTGGATGGACACAATCACCTGGTTCACAAGTAAATTCTAATCCTTCTGGATTAACTCTAGACCTATCTAAAGCACAAATTCTTTTCCATGATATTGAATGGCTTGGTGTTGGTTCTGTTCGTATGGGATTTGTTATTAACGGTCAGCTAATACATTGCCACACATGGCATCATGCTAATCTAGCCAATACGACATATATGACAACGGCTTGTTTGCCTCTTCGTTGTGAGATACAAAATACAGCAAATACAGGTAACGCCAGTTCTCTTAGAGTTATTTGTTCTACCGTAATATCAGAAGGTGGTTATCAGTTAGTAGGTAACCCAAAAGCCGTTGGTCAATTACCAAACACATCATACACTCTAGCAACAGCTGGTGTTTTTTATCCTGTAGCGGCTATTCGCTTGAAATCGGAAAAAGCTGACGCTATTGTTATACCAACTAACTTCAGTGTTCTTGGTTTAACAGGCAATGGTACACGCATTGCGTATAGATTGATGAAAGGTGATGTAACCGGTGGTACATGGGTTGATTACGGCTCGGATTCGGCTGTCCAATATAATCTAACCGGCACAGGTGTTTCTAACACCACAACATTCGTTAATGGTTATGGATATGTCGCACAGCAAGGTAGCGGCCCAGGAACTCTTAACGCAAACGATTTTAGATTGCAGCTAGAAAGAAATAGCTTTACAGGCACGAATACGGCTGTTATACTTGCTGTCGCAGGTTATGGTAATAATGATACTTGTATCGGTTCACTTGATTGGGAAGAAATAAACTAACATATAATGGAGTATATTATGACACAGTTGAAAGTTTACAAGACGCATCCAGATGTGGTTCTTCCCACGTTTGGCACAGAACAGGCCGCTTGCTTTGACATAGCTTTTCAGCATCATGGTAAAGGTGAATATGCTGGATATAACAGTTTCAATGCACCATTTACCAGACAGTTTTTGATATTGACAGGTCAGATGGTATTGATGCCAGGTGACCGTATCATGGTACCAACAGGCCTAATCTTTGATATTCCAGAAGGTCATTCGCTTCGTATTCATCCTAGGTCAGGTCTGTCATATAAGCAAGGTCTGGTTCTCGCAAATATGGAAGCTGTAATTGATTCCGATTATTTTCATGAGACGTTTGTTTTGCTCACCAACTATTCTGATAATTCGATCTATATCTCTAGTGGTGACCGTATCGCACAGGCTGAATTGGTCCAGCAGTTGAAGTATGAAATTATAGAAACAGAAGAAGCGCCTACTCAAAAGACTGACCGAGTTGGTGGTCTAGGCTCAACAGGAGTTAAAAAGAAGAAGAATGCCAGCAGCACATAGACATGGTGACAGTAGAATTTGTGGTGCAACCACGGTTGTGAGTGGTCAAAGCACCGTATATGTGAATGGCAAACTTTGGGCCGTTGCTGGAGATGGTAACAGCCATGGTGGCGGCGCCCTTTCACCTAGTGGTTCAACCATCGAAATAAACGGTAAAAAGATAATCGTCAATGCACCAGATAGTGCATCTGCGGATTCACTCTGCCCAATTCCACCACATTGTGGTCCTTCAACATCAGCCGGTAGTGGTGATGTTTTTGCCTATTGACAATGTAAGTATTTTGTGATATAAATAGAAGTAACCTCGCCAAACGGGAGGTTGAAATTAAATCTAACTTGCTTAAAAGGAGTTAAAGATATGAATACAATCAATAAAGTTCCCTATTTCGATCCATTTTCTTTCCCTGATCTCACAAAGTCTGCTATTGGCTTTGATGATGTAGTTAAGAAGATCAATCAGATCACAGAAACCCTACCAAAGATTCCTACTTATCCTCCATATAACATCCGTAAGGTTGAAGAGAATAAGTATGTTATCGAAGTTGCTGTTGCTGGCTTCGGTAGTCAAGACATTGAGGTAGAGATCGAAGACGGCACCCTTATCATCAAGGGTAATGTAAGTGCTTCTTCATATCCTGCAACCGAATATATCTTCAAGGGTATTGCAGATAGAGCATTTACACGCAAGTTCTCTCTTGCAGACACGGTCGTTGTTAGAAATGCCGACCTCATGAATGGTATGTTGAAGATCATGCTTGAACGTCTTATCCCAGAAGGTAAGAAGCCAAAGAAGATCAAGATCAACGAAGGTGAGAAGTCTGAGAAGCAATTCTTGGCTGATTAATCATGATGGATTTACTAAACTCCATCCATGAGAAAGTCAAGGAGTATAAACTTCAAAGACAAGCCGAACATGAATTGTTCCAGCTTACAGATCGTGAACTACAAGACTTAGGTATTAATAGATGCGATATATATCGTGTTGTATATAAGGCCTATACGAAAGACAAATAAGTAGAGGGGGAGAAATTCCCCTCTTGACTTTATATGGAGCTTATTGTAATATGTGGAGACTATGGGCAAAAGCTCTAGGTGAAAAGCATGGAAAGACCGATAAAGAAGCAGACAAGATCGCATTGATCCGCACTCTAATTATTCTGTGCTATATAATAACGAACATCTTTATTGTGGCAGGTGTGATAAGGCATTGGTGATGACATATAATTTTGTAGATGGTCCTGTGAAGCCTAAGAAGGCACTCGTAATTACTCCCACTGTAGGTTCTGCTAAGATCATTAGTGCAATATCTAGTGTGAATAATCAAACCTATCCTAATGTAGAACATCTGATCGTTGTTGATGGGCCAGAATATGAACATAAGTTCTATAGCAATTTTGCTTTCAACGAAGACTATCTAAAAACATTCAAGACACATGTATTACCCTACAACACCGGTCATGGTTCGCAAGGTTACTATGGGCATCGCATCTATGCGGCTTTTGCTCACCTTGTAGACCATGACTATATCTTTTTCCTTGATGATGATAATTGGTATGAGTCTAATCATGTTGAGACCCTTGTGAAAGTTCTTGAGCAGAATGATTTTGCATATTCTCTCCGCTCAATTTATGATAAAGACCAAAACTATGTCTGTGATGATAACTGTGAAAGCCTTGGTATGTGGCCAATCTTCTTCACACATGAAGATCCACAATATCTAATCGACACATCAGCCTTTGCTTTCCGTCGAGAGTTTTTAATTAAATGCTCACAGTTCTGGCATCATGGTTGGGGTGGTGATCGTAACTTCTTGTATGCGGTTAAAGATCATTGTAGATGGGATACAAATGGTCAGCATACACTATGCTATCGTCTTGATGGTAATCCAAACTCAGTGACAGCCGACTTCTTTGAACAAGGTAACGAAATACAATTTAAACATTATAAAGGGAAACTTCCATGGCTAAAGACCTCGTAATTGGTGCTGTATCAGATTATAATTTTGACAAGATCGAGACATGGCTAAACTCTCTACAGAGGTCTGGCTATAATGGTAATATTGCTCTTGTTGCATATAACATGTCAGCCGAGACAGTGAATAAACTTTCTAACCGTGGTATCCAATATATCTTCGGCTTTGAACGTGATTCTGCTGGTAACTTTGTCTATAACAATAAGGCCTTCAGCATCATGATTGAACGCTTTATTCATATGTGGTACTTCATCAAGAATATGCAAGAAGATACCGAATATGTAATCACTACAGATGTTCGTGACGTTGTTTTTCAAACCAACCCTTCTACATGGCTTCGTAGTATGACCGATAAGAAGAGTGTATTCGTTGCTACAGAAAACCTTGTGTATGAGCAAGAACCTTGGGGTAGAAACAATCTACTCAATTCATTTGGTCAGTTGATGTATGACCATTTGAAAGATCGACCAATCTATTGTGCCGGCGTTATTGCAGGTAAAAAGCAGGCTATGCTCGATTTGTTCTTGAATGTGTTTCTACTTTCAAAGAGCGCGCCGGCACATGTTGTTGGTGGCGGTGGGCCTGACCAAGCAGCATTGAATATTACGATTGGTCTTGAGCAGTTCGCCAAGACTATAGGTTTCATGTGCCCAGAGAATGACTTCGCCATACATGCAGGTACTACACTAGAAGCCATTAAGTCTGGCTCTGGAGATATTGGCGCTACATACCTCCGTGATCCATCTGTTCTCGAAACATATGCGCGAAATCTTTTGTTTGCTGAGCCAATCATGAAAGATGGTCTGGTTTGCAATAAAGATGGTAAGCCTTATTGCATTGTTCACCAGTATGATCGTGTTAATTCATGGCGTGATTTGATTGATAGGAAATATAGATGACAATTATTTTTACTGATACTGATTTTATGACAGTTAGAGAGCTTGAAACTGAGACTGGTTGGCCTCTTGACTGGACTTCCACCAAAGGTCTTAGCCCATACATTAAGAGATTGAAGGGTGATGTTGTTGGTATTGAAATTGGCACCTGCCGAGCAGAAAGTACCTATCTCATCCTTGATGAATGTCAGAATGTGAAGAAGATTTATACTATCGATCCTTTCGAATCTTATGAAGATTGGTGTGGTGGTATTGATCAGACTACAATGGATAAGTTTGAGGCTATCGCTAAAGAAAACCTTAGCAAGTTTGGTGATAGGGTTGAGATGGTCAAGAAATCTTCTGTAGATGCTTTAGATACTTTTGAAGATGGTAAAGCAGATTTCGTATTCATTGATGGTGATCATTCGTATGAAGCCACATATAATGATCTCTGCAACTACTATCCTAAACTCCGTGCTGGTGGGCTTTTCTCAGGGCATGACTATAATCTTCATGAGGTAAAGAAGGCTATTGCCGACTTCAGAGAGAAGTTTAAGGTTAGAATACCCATTCAGATGTCTATTAACAACGTCTGGTTCTGGTATAAGGCATGAGAGACCTGAAACTAGGGTTTGCCGATACCTTCGATACGGCTAAGAGGTTCTTCACAGAGACCTTGTCGCAATATTATAATGTGATTCGTGATGACGATGCACCAGATTACCTGATTTTTGGTGACAGAAATTTTGGCGAAACGCATTATACACAGGTGAGAATATCTGGCCTAACTACTTCACATATGATCATGCAATAAGCTTTGATCATGAGAACTCACCAAAGCACTATCGACTGCCTCTATATGTTCTTGAGATGAAGATGATGACATATGAAGGTTGGACTGATGATTATCTTTATCTTGTAAACCGCAAGATAGATGTTGAGCAAGAGTATGCCAACAAGAAGAGGTTCTGCACCTTCGTTCAAAGCAATCCTACCTGTGAGATGCGTAATAACTTCTTCAAGTTTCTTGATGGCAAGAAGCGCGTTGACTCCGCGGGCCCGCACCTGAACAATACAGGTTTCATTCTACCTAGAACAGGTATGCACCACAAGTTAAACTTCGCCAGAGAAGGTAAGTTTAACATCGCATTTGAGAATGGCTCTCGTAGAGGTTATGCGACTGAAAAAATATTGAATGCCTTCTATTCAAATACGATACCGATCTATTGGGGTTCTGATAGCATTGGTCGAGAGTTTAACACGAAAGCTTTTATCAACTGCCATGATTATCAGACCTTTGATCAGGTAATCGATAGAGTATTTGAGATAGATAATAATAAGAACCTGTATTGTGAGATGTTATCTGAACCTGTATTCAAAAAGAATATACCTAACGAATATACAAATCTACACTCTTTCTATAAGTGGTTCGATACTTTTGTTTATGAGGGATAAATGGCAAACATTCTTTTTGTGGTACATCGGTATGTGCCTTTTTCTGGTGGTTCTGAATACTTTGTGAGAGATATGGCCGAAGAGTGTTTAGCTCGCGGGCATAGAGTTACAGTTCTTGCACATGAGAATAAAGGTGATCAGAACGGTGTTACTGTCTCATCTGATTATCAGATATTGATGAAAAAGTGGGATCTAATACTTGTTCACGGTGCCGATGTTATCTCACAGAACATCGCACATATCAATGCTTACACAATCAAATCTCCTGTAGTCTATATGCTAATCAAGCCTAGCGAATCCGCAGAGGCTATAAATGGTATGAAGCATCACAAGTTCATATCATATTCTACATCAATGGACATTGAACACATCAAGGCGCACGGGTATGGGTATCATGTCGATAAGGCTAGAAGAATCCGTCATGGTGTAATACCTGAAACCACCATCTACGAAAAGAATATGAAGTGTGATGTGCCTATCTGGGTGAGCGCAGGTGGTTATTATCCACATAAGGGTATGGTTGCTCTTGGTCATGCTTTCGAGAACTCTGATGTTCCTGGTGAATTGCATCTTTATGGATATGCAGAGGGACCAGGCCCTAAGCCAAGCGACAGAGTAAAGGTACATTTTGGTTCACCTCGTGATGAGGTGATGCACATGATTGCCAATGCTGATGGGTATATCATGAATAGCTATGAAGAAGGATTTGGTCTGGTTCTTCTTGAGGCTATGATGAATAAGACTCCTTGGTTTGCCAGAAACAT